AGCAAAAGAGGATTACCCATTTCTTGTTTCCTCAATTTTATCGAAGACACAGCGGAGGGATTAGTTGAAAACTTATCAGAAACAAATTGGCTTAGTATGTTGGGTGGTGGCGTTGGTATTGGCTTTGGTATCCGCTCCGCTGATGACAAGTCTACTGGCGTTATGCCGCATCTTAAAATATATGACTCTAGCTCTCTTGCATACCGTCAGGGGCGAACTCGTAGGGGTTCGTATGCTGCTTACCTCGATATTTCACACCCCGATATAATTTCTTTTTTGGAAATGAGAAAACCCACAGGTGATCCTAATGTCAGGTGTTTAAATTTACACCACGGCATTAATATTACCGATGATTTCATGAAAATTATTGAAAACTGTATGGTTGATGCAAACGCCAATGATGATTGGAATCTTATCGATCCGAACACAAAAGATATACGCGAAGTCATGTCGGCGAAACATCTTTGGCAGATGATTATGGAACTTAGAATGCATACTGGTGAACCGTATTTACATTTTATAGATACGAGTAATAGGATGTTACCTAATTTCTTAAAAGAAAGAGGATTGAAAATTAATCAATCCAATCTATGTTCGGAAATTATCCTACCTACCAACGAACAGAGAACTGCTGTTTGTTGTTTATCGTCATTAAATTTGGAGTATTACGATGATTGGAAAAATAATCCTTATTTCCTCCGGGACGTTGCTGAGATGCTTGATAATGTGCTTCAGTATTTCATTGATAATGCTCCTGACACTATCTCTAGGGCCCGTTATAGTGCAGAACGAGAACGTTCAATTGGTGTTGGTGCTCTTGGCTTCCATGCCTATCTGCAACGCAATAGAATTGCTTTTGAATGTGTTATGGCCAAAGTTGCAAATAACAGAATCTTCAAACATATCAAAGAAGGTTTAGATTGTGCAAATCTTGAACTTGGTGCGGAACGCGGTGAAGCACCAGATGCAATTGGAACTGGTCGCAGGTTTAGTCATACTTGTGCTATTGCCCCTAATGCTTCTTCTTCTATTATCATGGGTAACACATCACCAAGCATTGAACCCTATAGAGCTAATGCCTATAGACAGGATACTCTTTCTGGTTCATTCTTAAATAAAAATAGACATCTCGATTCCTTGCTCCATGAAAAAGTTAGTTCTCAAGAATTGCCTGATGTTTGGTCCTCCATCATTGCTAATGATGGTTCCATACAACATTTGAATATATTGTCACAAGAAGAAAAGGATATATTTAAGACCTCAATGGAAATTGACCAAAGGTGGATCATTGATTTGGCCTCGGACCGACAACAATATATTGATCAATCACAATCGTTAAATCTTTTCTTTAGACCGGATGCACATATTAAGTATGTACATGCAATGCATTTCATGGCATGGAAGAAAGGTGTGAAAACTTTATATTACTGCCGTTCTGAGAAGATTGGTAAAGCTGATAAGGTTTCTAAAAGAATTGAACGCGAAGTGATTAAAGAACTTGATATGACACAAATTGCCCAAGGTAACGATTGTATTGCATGTGAAGGTTAAGGAAGATTATATGAGATTAGATGTACCCTACAAATTGGTAACACAAATTGATGAAGAGTTGTCAAATGAAGTTCTTTCAAAAATTGATCCAGAACACTGGTATCTTGATGAAACTAGAAATAATATGGCAAACTTAGAAAAGACACAATCAATCATACTTAGATATTTTGACAGTTATCAAAATGCAAAAGTATCAAATTTTAGAGATTTTTTTGAAGATAAACCTATTTTTGATCACTATAGAGAATCTATTGAAAAGGTTATCACCGAATTAAAGAAACATTATGAATTCACCGATTATATGTGTTTTTTTGCAAAGTTATTACCTAATGCTGATGTAGGACAACATGAAGACTCTTCTCCTTTTTTGGAAGAGTGTCATAGAATTCATATTCCATTGAAGACTAGTAAGGACGTATATTATATTATTGAAAATACAAGATATAACTGGTTGAAAAACAATATCTATGAATTTGATAACCAAAGAGTGCATGGAGTCGAAAACAGAAGCAGAGAAGAAAGAATTCATCTTATGTTTAATCTTTACAAGTAGGTTTTATTATGTCTAAGAAAGTTAGTAAATTAACTGAAGAGAGAACTTTTTTTAAGCCTTTCAATTATCCTTGGGCATATGATGCTTGGTTAAAACATGAACAAAGTCATTGGTTACATACAGAAGTTCCGATGATTGAAGATGTTAAAGACTGGAAGAAGAAGTTATCAAAAGAGGAGAAACACTTTTTAACACAAATCTTCAGATTCTTCACTCAAGGTGATATTGATGTTGCTGGTGGTTATGTAAAGAACTATTTACCATATTTCACTCAGCCTGAAGTTAGAATGATGCTTCTTGGATTTGCTGCGAGGGAAGCGTTACATATTGCTGCATACTCACATTTGATTGAAACACTTGGATTACCAGAAACAACATATAATGAATTTCTCGAATATGCGGAAATGAAAGAGAAACATGAATATGTAAAAGACATTTCTGCACAGAATGGTAGTGTAGAATCCACTGCAACACATATTGCTGTATTTTCTGCCTTCACTGAAGGTATGCAATTATTCAGTTCATTTATTATGTTGCTTAATTTCCCAAGACATGGTAAAATGAAAGGTATGGGTCAAATTGTAACATGGTCGATTGTTGATGAAACTCAACACGCTGAGTCCATGATCAAATTGTTTAAGACCTACATAGAAGAAAATCGTGAAGTCTGGAATGATGTTCTCAAGTCAAAAATCTACACTATTGCTGAACGAATGGTTGAATTAGAAGATAAGTTTATCGACTTAGCGTTTTCTGCCAACTTGATGGAAAATTTAACAGCGGAAGATGTTAAGAAATATATTCGTTATATCACTGATCGCCGTTTAATCTCTATGGGACTAAAGGGTATATTTAAAGTAAAAAGGAATCCTCTTCCATGGGTTGAGGAAATGATTAACGCTCCTACACATACCAATTTTTTCGAAAATAGAGCAACGGATTATGCAAAAGGCGCTCTTTCTGGAAATTGGGGAGATGTATGGGCCAATTAAAATTTAAGGAAGATTAATGTCAATACACAAGTCAATTAATGGAGAATGTTCAAATTGTGAATCTACTTTTTTAATAACATATTCAGATATGATAACATCAAAGGAATATCCTGAATATTGTCCTTTCTGCGGTGAACCCATCGATGAATTATCCGAAGACTACATAGAAGAGTCCGAGGATGATTTTGAAGATGAGGGAACATGGCATTAGAATGGCAATATAATAAAGAAATATTCACAGAAGAGTTAATTGGTGATAATTATGGATTTGTCTATATTGTCACCAACCTAACCAACAATAAAAAATACATAGGCAAGAAGTTCTTTTATTCTCTTAGGACAAAGCAAGTCAAGGGTAAGAAGAAGAGGGTTAAATTGTCTAGTGATTGGCAATCTTATTATGGATCAAACACGGAGTTACAGAATGATGTAAAAGTGTTGGGTGAAACAAACTTTACTAGAGAAATCATACACTTGTGCAAATCAAAAGGTGTTTGTGGTTATCTTGAAGCTAAAGAACAATTTATTCGTAATGTACTTGAAACTGATGACTATTATAATACATGGATTATGGTCAGAGTCAGAAAATCACACTTAAAGGGTATTTAAATGCTACCATGTTTTCACGAAATGAAAGGTAAAGAATATGACTGCCTAACATTTCTTCCAGCCGATGATGACAATCTCAATATAGAGTTAGGCATGCTCGTTGATCCAGGAGAAAAACTCGCCGGAAGTACTATGGGCGATTCCTATAATATAATTTTATTTAAAGAAGGTGATGAAGGCGTAACTGATATTGATAATTTTAAAGCAATTCTTGGTTGTCCTTTTGAATATGCATCTTTTTTGATACCAGGTGGTTGGTATGGAATGATTACCAGAGATACAACCACTTCACATGAGATGTGTGATGATATGTTGGAAAATTTAAAAAGTTACGCTTGACATATCATCTTTATTATGATAGAATGAAACTTCTAAACTTTTGGATTACATAAAATCATGATACTAGTTGACCTCAATCAAGTTCTACTTTCTGGTCTGATGGCACAGATTTCAGGACAAAAAAATGTAAAATTGGAAGAACATTTGATTCGTCATATGATTCTCAACATTCTCCGTAATCACATTAAAACTTTTAAGAAAGATTACGGAGAAGTTGTTCTTTGTTGTGATAACAGGAAATATTGGAGGAAAGAATACTTTCCTTTTTATAAAGCTGGTCGCAAAAAGAGCAGAGAGAAGTCCGATCTAGACTGGCATCTTATCTTTGATATGTTAGCTAAGTTCAAAGATGAACTAAAAGAAAACTTCCCATACAAGGTTGTTGATGTTGAAGGTGCCGAAGCTGATGACATTATTGGTACTCTTGTCCCCAGACACATTGCACACGAAGATATTGTAATTATTTCCAGTGATGGTGATTTTCTACAACTTCAAAGATACAACACAGGTAAACATATTGTAAAGCAATACAATCCTGCCCAAAAGAAATTTCTTAAATCGGAAAATCCTACTCTTGAATTAAAAGAAAAGATTATTAGAGGAGACAAAGGTGATGGTATTCCCAACATCTTTTCTCCTGCTGATTGTTTTGTTAGGGAATTGCGACAGAAACCAATA